GTTTGTACGCTGGTCAGGGCGGGGCAAGAGGCTCAAGCAGTTCAAACGGCGGTGATGGTGGGGTTCCCGGTGGCGGCGGTGGTAGCAGCTATAGTGCTTCTCACGCTGGTGGAAATGGTGGAGCAGGAAATTTAAGGGTATATCATGTCTAAAATTTGGTACAATAAGAAAACAGGCGATGCCACAGTGTTTGATGACGCCGAAGATATGTCAAATTGGCCTAACTTTCAAGAAGCAGAACTTGCGCCTCCAACTTTAACAGAGGAACAAGTAGCAGAACAAGTGCGGACACAGCGTAACTTATTATTAGAGGCATCTGATATTATGGCGATATCCGATAGGATAACCGACGAGTGGCGCACGTACCGACAGGCACTGCGTGATGTTCCCGCACAGTCTGGGTTTCCAACAAACGTAACATGGCCCGTTGAGCCTAGCTGATAGATACCGTGTAGCCAGATGGTATTAAATATTGTAAAGTGCCTGAAAGAACTGGCTAAACCGAAGGTGTTCTATGGCGTTAAGCAAGCTAAAATTTAGGTCAGGAGTCAATAAAGAAACTACATCTTACAGCAATGAAGGTGGTTGGTTCGATGGTGATAAAGTGCGTTTTCGCGCTGGTTTTCCAGAAAAAATTGGTGGTTGGGTAAAAAGGTCAAACGAAGCGTTTATAGGAACGTGTAGGTCTTTGCACTCTTGGGTCGCACTTGATGGCACTAAATTATTAGGCATAGGAACTAATAGAAAGTTTTACATAAATAACGGTGAAACATTCTATGACATTACACCTATAGACAGAACAGATACGCTTACAAACCCGTTTACTGCCAGAAGCACAACGCTTCACAACACGCAAGTTTTACCAACTGATACAGTTATTCGTCTTACAAATAACTCAGCAGCAACAGCATTTGCGCCTTCTGGAAAAATTAAAATAGGTTCCGAAGTTATAACCTATACAGGAACGTCCGCTGACACTCTTACAGGCTGCTCTAGGGGGCAAGATGGAACCACAGCAGCAACGCATGCGGGTAACGCATCTGTTTCTAGCTGTACGTTTAAAGTCACAGATGCAGACCACTTGGCTTCACCCGGAGATTTTGTAATATTTTCCAACGCAACTTCTTTAGGCGGTAACATTGTAGCCAATGTTTTAAATCAAGAATATGAAATAACGGCGGTTATAGATGGCAGTAACTACCAAGTTGAGGCCAGAACAGTATCTACAATACAATCTATTACTGTTTCTGGCGGCTTAAACCCTACAAACGTTTATTCTACGTCCTCGGATACAAACGGCGGCGGAACTGTAACCGCAACATATCTTTTAACTTCTGGCCTGGACACTTCTGTATTTGGTACTGGCTGGGGGGCGGGTAGTTGGAGTCGCGGAACTTGGGACTCATCTGCTAGTATTAGTGCTGCGGGGCAGGCGTTGGGAAGTTGGACGCAAGACAACTTTGGTCAAAGTCTTCTTATAAACGCACATAATGGAAATATTTATTATTGGGATTACACCTCTGGCTTTACATCAAGAGCGGTCCCTTTATCTAGTTTGGCAGGCACAGATGGCTTCGCGCCAACTGTAGCAAAGCAAGTTATGGTTTCAGATCAAGCTGCGCACACAATAGTATTTGGCTGCGATCCCGAAACCAGTATTGGAACTCAAGACCCAATGTTGATTAGATTTAGTTCTGTTGTGAATAGCAGGGCTGAAAGTCTGATTGTTTGGAAAACAGAAGAAACAAATTCTGCGGGAGATTTAGTGCTAGGTTCTGGCTCTGAAATAGTAACTGCCGTTGAAACAAAACAACAAATTATTGTTTTAACAGATACGTCTGTTTATTCCCTGCAATTTTTAGGACCGCCACTTACTTATGGCGTAAATATGGTTTCAAGCAATATCACTGTTGCTGGTTCTTTCTCGACTGTTAGCATTGAAGATTCAGTGTTTTGGATGGGGCTATCAGAGTTTTATGTTTATGATGGTGGGGTTAAGGTAATACCATGTTCTGTTAAAGATTACGTGTTTAATGATTTTAATGATGCTCAACGTGAAAAGGTTTGTGCAGGATCAAATACTGCCTTTACAGAAGTTTGGTGGTTTTATCCTTCATCAACAAGTCCAGATAACGACAGATATGTTGTGTATAATTATGGTCAAAACATCTGGTATTTTGGCAATCTAAGCCGAACATTTTGGCAGGATAGAGGTATTGATTCTAACCCAACAGCCGCTGGCGGTGATAACTACCTTTATACACATGAGTTCGGGTTTGATGATGGTAGCACTAATCCTGTTAGTCCAATTATTTCACACATTGAAAGCAGTCAAATGACTATAGGTGAGGGCGACAAGTTTGTATTTATCAGCAAGATCATACCAGACTTAACGTTTAGAAATTCTAGTGAAGCTACGCCAACAGCCGTTATGACAGTACAGGCTAGAAACTTTCCCGGTGGTCCGTATCTGCAGTCCAACAGTAAAAACGTAACTAAAGAAGTTTCTACCACTGTGGAAGAGTTCACAGATCAGCTTTACGTTAGAATACGTGGACGAAGTTTTGCGTTTAAAATACAATCGTCAAATTTAGGTGAAACATGGAGACTAGGAACGCCGCGTGTTGAAATAAGACCAGATGGCAGAAGATAAATGTCAAGAAATTTAGCCAAACCTTTCTTTGGAAAGCCGCCAACTGAGTATTCTATAGCTTATATGGATAGCTTGGTACGTTCATTTGCTCTGTATATTCAGCAAATGCAAAATCCCGGCGCTGGTAGAAATACCACACAAGTTTTTACGAACTTGCCGAACAATGATTCGGGTTTAGAAGATGGCACTGTTTTTGTTGTAGATGGTGTTTTAAGGGTTCCTGTTGCTCATCAGCCTTATGCTGCTGGTGTATTGGGAACGGGGCAAGTTGGTACGGTAACGGTGACAGCATGACAGATGAACGAACATTACAATCTGCACATAGCAGAATAGACAAGTTGGAAAAAGATATGGTTGCGCTGCAAACAGAAGTCAGAATCCAGTTTAAAGAATTATTTGTTCGGGTTAAGAGACTTGAAACAACGCTAATGGCAGCGTCAGGCGCTATCATGTTAATGCTTGTGACCATACTTATAAAAATGGGTTAGGAGCTTTGTTTTGCAATGATAGACCCTGTAACAGCATTTGCCACAGCTAACGCCGCCTTTAAGGGCGTTAAAATGTTGGTTGGCGCAGGTCGTGAAATGCAGGACGTTAGCAAACAGTTAGGAATGTGGTACGGCGCAGTCGCAGATATTACACGCGCTGAGTCCCAACGTAAAAACCCCACTTGGCTAGACAAAAAAACACATGGTACTGAAAATATAGAAAAGGAAGCAATGGACATTATTGTCCGCAAGAAAACATTAATTGAAAAGGAAAAAGAAATTAAATTTATGTTAGATTATCGTTTTGGATTAGGCACTTACGACGAAATGCTAGGTATGCGTAGACAAATACGAAAAGAACGGGAAGATACCATATATGCAGCTATGGAAGCTAAACGCCAACTCGCAAACAATGCAGCCATAGCAGGACTGTCTTTAGGCATAATTAGTGTTCTTGGTGGCGGCATGTATTTAATTGTCCTAGCGACCCAATAATGGATAGCTGGGTTTTATATTTTCTTATTGTTTTTATAAATGGCGATTCATTTGTGTTAGAAAACAATCAACGCTTTGAAACAAAAGATGAATGTTTAATAGAAGGTATGCAAAAAGGAAGTTCTATTGTAGAAAACATAATAATAATGTCGGGAATACCCGCTTCAGGGCAATTCACTTGTCGTAAAGTTGGGGTAGATACATGATGTTAATTGCATCTGCAATTGTAGCTGGTTTAGCTAGTCCTGATTTTGTAACTTGCCAATTGGCTAAACGCACTAAAATACAGGATGAAATGGTTTGTATTTACAAAGGACCAAACAATACGATAGGTTATCACTATCCGAGTTTTAGTTTTAAGGAATGTCCAAGACAGTTTCAATGCCGATACTCACCCGATACTAAGCGGCGTCCGACTGTTAAGGAAATAATGGAAGGCTTGCAAGGGGGCTTTGAATGACAAACGCTTTTGAGAAAATACTAGAATACAAAATTTTACCGCGTTTTATGATGTTCACCATGACGATAGTTTATGTTCGGTGCATTGAGTGGGCGCTTACACAACCCGATTTGTCTACACAGCAGGCAAGTCTAATTTCTGTTGTCACAGGCGCTATGACAGGCGCATTTGCCGTATGGTTGGGGTCAGAGAAATGATAACACTATTAGGTAGCTTATTAGGATTTGGCAGTTCATTTTTGCCAGAGGTTCTAAATTACTTCAAGGCAAACCAAGCGCAAAAGCACCGCATGGAAATGATGCACCTTGAAACAGAACTAGCGCAAAAACGTTCTGAGATGAAGCTGGTTGAGTTAGATAAACAAGCTGACATTGAAGAAACGAAAGGGTTGTATTTACATGACAGTTCTATCGACGCTGGAAGTTTTATCAACGCCTTACGTGGGTCCGTTCGGCCCGTTATCACTTATATGTTTTTTGCTTTATTCATTGCCACAAAAGTCGTGATTATGGTGAAGGTCACACAAGCTGGCGGTGATTGGATGCAAGCGGTTGAACTTATGTGGGATACAGAAACGGCTGGATTGATGAGCGCAGTGTTAGCCTTCTGGTTTGGCAATCGGGCTATATCTAAGTACGCGGGGAAATAATCATGGGATACAAGTTAAGCAAACGAAGTCTGTCTAGGCTGGAAGGTGTGGATGAAAGACTAATTGGTATTGTTAAATACGCTATTGGCGTTACGAAGCAAGACTTCAGTGTAATCTGCGGGTTGAGAACAATAGACGAACAACGTGCTTTAGTTGCAAAAGGGGCTTCGCAAACCATGAAGTCAAAACACATCGACGGTAACGCTGTTGATCTTATGGCTTACTGCGATGGCGGCAGATGGGAACTAAACCTATATGATGAAATTGCAGACGCCATGAAAGAAGGCGCAGAGGCTGTGGGCGCAAAGCTGCGCTGGGGCGCTGCGTGGACGATAGATGACCTTGGAGCGTGGGAAGGTAGCGCAGAGA